TATTAATATCTATCCAATCCAATAATTTATATTCATGTTTAATTAATTTTTTTGCTATTAGTTCTATAATATCATTATTCAATTTAGGCATTGTCATTACTTTTTTATAAAAATAAGTAGGTTTAATTATAATCATTTTTTATTATTATAATTAATAAATCTAATAATATTATTCATTTGTAAATATACTACTGTTTTTTGATAATGCTGTCCAATTAATTTTATCTCTATTTTCTCTTAATAATTCAATAGCATTTTTATTTGATGATAATATAATCCAATCAATATCATCATCATTATTATTAATTTTTTCTTTTAGTAATTCAATTGCTGCTGAATTATTTGATAATGAACCCCAATTAATTTTATCTTTATTTTCTTTTAATAATTCTATGGCTGATGGATTTGATGATAAATAATCCCAATCAATTTTATCTGGATTTTCTTTAAGCAGTTCAATTGCATTTTTATTTAAATTTAAAATATCCCAATCAATTTTATCTGGATTTTCTCTTAATAATTCAATTGCATTTAAATTAAATGATACATTTTCCCAATCTTCTAGTTTATCTATATTTTCTCTTAATAATTCTACTCCATTTACATTTGATGCTAATAATTCCCAATCTATTTTATCAATATTTTCTTTAAGTAGTTCAATAGCATTTTTATTTAAAGATAATGCAGACCAATCAATTTTATCTGGATTTTCTTTAAGTAGCTCAATAGCATTAATATTAGTGGATAAAGCATTCCAATTAATTTTTTCACATCCTTTTAAAAGTTCTTCTCGTATTAATTCAATCGCATTTGGATTTAAAGAGAGTTTAAGCCAATTAATTTTATCTGGATTAGCTTTTAATAATTCAATTGCATTCTCATTTTTTGATAACTCAACCCAATTAAGTTTATTAATATCAATCCAATCTAATAATTTCATTAAATATAAAATTAAAAAAATGTTTATATGAATGTTTATATGAATGTTTATATGAAATGAAAAGAACAAAAAGCCAAAAATTAATTTGACTTTATAAATTCCCTTTGATTACTTAATCAATTTCAACCTCAAACACAGATAATCGCGCTGCGTCCCGAAATGTTCTACTATTTCGCAGTGCAAATTTTTGTATCTGAATGTCATGATTGTCATCCGCTGCATCCCCCAGTTCTCTGGATAAACCTTAACATTTCGGATAGATTTACCTATCTTTTTGTTCAGATTTTTTCGCATGTCCTTGAGAGACATATCCATTTCATAACCACATTCCATAACATTGAATGACATGTCATCCTCGCTGTAAGGCGCTCGCACTGTCTTGATATGTTCGCAGATATGTTCCATTTTGTACCCGAATTAGTATTATTTATTTTAACTTCATTTTTTTCTTATTATTACTATAAATAATACAAATTTAATTAAAATAAAAAATGAATAATTATTTATTTTAATTAAATCTGAATACAAATTATTAGATTGGATTGATATTAATGATATTGATTGGATATATCTCTCCTTAAATCCAGCAGCCATAGAATTATTGAGAGAAAATCCAAATGAAATTAATTGGGAAAATATTTCTTTAAATCCAGCAGCAATTAAATTATTAAGAGAAAATCCAAATGAAATTGATTGGGATAATCTTTCTTTTAATCCAGCAGCCATAGAATTATTGAGAGAAAATCCAAATGAAATTAATTGGGAAAATATTTCTTTAAATCCAGATGCAATTGAACTTTTAAGAGAAAATCCATATAATATTGATTGGGATAATCTTTCTTTAAATCCAGATGCAATTGAACTTTTAAGAGAAAATTCACAAGAAATTGATTGGGTTGCATTATCATTAAATCCAGCAGCCATAGAATTATTGAGAGAAAATCCAAATGAAATTAATTGGATATTATTATCAAATCCATCAATATTTGAGTAGGAATTTTATAAATAAAAAATGAATAATAATTATTTTTTTTCATTCTAATCTAGATAATATAATGACATTACCAAAATTAAATAATGATATTTGTTTAATTATTTCTAAATATTTGTATAAACCAAAATATCAATTATTAGATTGGTTAGATGAATCAAAAATAGATTGGAATATTTTATCTAATAATGAAAATGCAATTGAATTATTAGAATATAATCTTTTAAATGGACGTGATTATATTAATTGGGGATTATTATCTGGAAATAATAAAGCTATTGAATTATTGAGAAAAAATATAAATAAAATTCATTGGGCTACAATATCAAAAAATCCAGGTGTCATAGAATTATTAAGAGAAAATATAGATAAAATTAATTGGATAATGATTGCATGTAATCCAAATGCAATTGAAATAATAAAAGAAAATATAAATAAAATACATTTATGTTTATTATCAGAAAATACAAATGCATTATCAATATTAAAAGAATATCCAGATATAATTGAATGGAATTTATTTTCTTATCATTGTTCAGATATTAATTTTTTAAGAGAAAATTATAATAAAATTAATTGGGATATATTATCTTTGAATGAATATGCAATTGATTTATTAAGTGATAATTTATATAAAATTAATTGGGTTAATTTATCAAAAAATTCAAAAGCAATTAAATTATTAAAAGAAAATCAAGATAAAATTAATTGGCAAATGTTATCTTATAATTAAGGTGCATATGAATTATTAAAAAATAATATTAATAAAATTGATTGGTATATTTTACAATCTAATGAAAATTTGCAAATACTTGAATTATTAAAAGAATATCCTGAAAAAATTAATTGGACTAAATTATCTAATAATAAAACAATTTTTCAATTGTCTAATAATACAAAATTAATTGATAAAGTTATATCAAAAATATTAACATAATAAAAAATGATATTATTATATTTTTTGTTTATTATTTAAAAATGAATATTAAATTAAATAATGATATATGTTCAATCATCTCCAACTATATTTATAAACCAAAATATCAATTATTAAATTGGATTAATATTAATGACCTAAATTTTATTTCATTAAGTTCTAATCCATATGCCATTGAATTATTATCAGAAAATAAAGATAAAATTAATTGGGACATATTATCAAGTAATTATAATGCCATCGAATTATTATCAGAAAATCCAGATAAAATTAATTGGAATAATGTTGGATATGGTGTTGGTGCTGGTGTTGGATTAGCAGCAGGTGATGCATTATTTGATGGTATAGCAAGTTTTTTTTAGAAAAAAATGATTATTGTTTTTATTAATAATATTATTAAAAATGAATATTGATAATATTGTTGTTGATAAATTATATGTTTCTGATATTAATGTTAGAAAAACTAATATTGCTGAAATTACTGAATTAGCTAATAGTATTGATATTAATGGTTTAATTAATCCTATTACAGTTAGAAAAGATGGTGATGATAAATATGAAATTATTGCAGGTCAAAGACGTTATTTAGCTATGAAAGAATTACATAAACATACAATTCCATGTAATATTATTATTGCAAATGATGAAAAATCAGAAGAAATGAGTTTAATTGAAAATCTTCAAAAAAATAATTTGTCAAATTGTGATAAAGTTAAATCATTTTCAAAATTATATCAAACATATGCTAATGATTATGATAAAATTAAATCTTTGGTTAAAGTCTCCAAAGCTACTATTAAAAAATATCTAAGAATTAAAGATTTACCAATCGAAGTTTTAGAAAAACTTGATGCAAATGATAAAACAAAAATTAATGTTCCTATTGCTATCGAATTATTATCTTTAGTTGATAAAGATATTGATTTAGTTGATGTTATTGATAAATTAGCTCCCCTTAAATCAAAAGATAAAATTACAGCAATTAAGAAATTTACAGAAAATGATGCAACAGATATTAATGATTTCGATGATATTATTCTAGAATTAAATAATGATGAAAAAGTTGATTATAAAGGTCCATATGTATTTGATAGTATTAAACAACAAAATATATTAATTCCTGAAAATATGTATGCTGATATTATCAATTTTATTAAAGAAAAAATAGATGAAGATAAAATTGTTTATTTCTAATAAATTTATTTGTTTGAATTTTATTTCTATTAACTAAAAAATGATTATTTTTGTTTTATGTAAAATTGAGCAAAATGAAAAACTTCTTAATCTTTATTGGCAACTTTGATTATTCTGTGAAGTGTGATGAGATTGTTGAATATAGCACCTTTATGCATCAAAAAGATACTCGTATGATTCCAGACGAGTATATCTTTTTGATTAATTATTGGGTTGGTCGCCATTTTCAATTGTTCAGTGATTTTCAAACATATCCAGACAATTGGGGATGTCATAATAAAGAAATTGTCTCCTTCATTTTCAACAAAAGGTATTGTGAACTGTCCGAACTGTTTGATGATACATCCGTGTATTTATCAGTCAAGATTTATCCGTCCAACACTCGCAATGGCTGATAAATAAGTTTCAATTTATATAACCATTAAATAATATTTTTGGTTTTTTGTATTTAAAAAAATGATTTTTATTATTTTTTAAGAATAATATTTTAATAATGTCTGTTCAAATTAATGATAATTCTATTATTATTTTAAATCATCGTATTACAATCGATGATATGATTAATGAAATGTATTATATATGTAATAATTCTCATTATAATGATCCTAATATTGCTGATAGTATTTATTTTTCTAAATTAAATAATGATGATAAAGATAAATTAAATAATTTTAGAGAACATAAATTATTTACTGCTGCTACAATTGCAGATAAAACAAAACCAATTTTTAATAATAATAATATTAGATATCAATCATATAATAATAAAATTTGTTGTATTTCTGTAAAATCAATTTTAGATGATTATTATAATAATATTAATTGTATTAATGATTTTATGATATATATTAATATTTTTTATAAAGTTCTAAAATTTAAAATCAAACAAGAAAGAATAACTAAAAATATTTATAATGATTTGCGATTAACTAATAAAAAACTTAATGATATTGAACATAAATATTATGATCTTAAACAACTTTTAAGATCTCAAGAAAAACATATTAATAAATTGTGTAATTGTATCGATTATATTTATAATAATAATGATATTAATAATAATGATATTAAAAATAATGATATTAAAAATAATGATATAAATGATAAAATTATACTCATTCAAAATAGACAAAATATTATTATTAAATTTATTATTATTTTAACTATTATTAATATTATTTTTTATCTGATTTAAATAAAAAGTAAAATAAATAAAAAATGATATTGATTATTTTATTTTTATTTAAATAATGGGAAGTGGTGAAAGCAAATATGTTCAGGACCAAGAAAGATTTGTTAATGCTAACGTTGAAGCTTACAAAAAAATATTACCCTCTCATTATTCTCGGTCTCAAATCAAAGGCAAATTAAGACAGTTATATGCCAATTCTGATTTAACAAGAGATAATAAAAATTCTTATATTTTAGATCATGTGTGGAAAGATGCAAAAACAAAAATAACACCCGTTTATTCTAGAGAAAGAGAAAGACGAGGCGAAAGAAATTATAATTAGTTCTTGCAATTATATAAAACAAATTTGTTTTTGTTTTTAATTATTTTTAAAAAATGATTTAAACATTTAATTTTTAAATATGTTTTCTTCTTTGTGTTGTTGTTTTAAATTTTATTCATCAACGAAGTTTATAAATAAACAACATAAAGATGAATATAATAAAAATAATAAATTATTGAAAGGTGATACATTTAATATATTTAATATTACTTATAAAAATATTAATGATATTAATGATATTTGTGATATTACTCAATATGATATTTATAATGCTATTCAAGGTTATATTCATTTATATAATACTATTCCAGATAATAACAATAATTTAATAATACCATGTTAAGTATTATTAGTATTATTAGTATTATTAGTATTATTAGTATTATCAAATATTATATTTATTTTTTTAACATTATTTGTTTCTGAACATCTAATTGTTTGCATTTGTTTACAATCAATTAAACCATCATTATAACCTTTAACCAATTTTAAATCATCTCTAATTTTACAAGTCCCAAAATAATCATGTTTTGTAATATTATTTGAATTTAAATTATGCCCTAATGTAATAACTGGAATAAAATTAATAATAATTGTATCATTAGTATTAAGAACTACATTATAAAAACTATTTATAAATCTTTTTTGAATTTTAAATTCAGTAGCTGGAAATATCCATTTATTAAATAGAAAAATAGGATGATATGGAGATATTAACATATCATTTACAGAACATACATCAATTTCTTTATTAATATTTTGTTTAATAATACATTCTACTATACATAATATATTATTCATATTATATAATTTATCACCTTTTTGTAATTCTTTAACTTGTTTAAATGTATTATTTGCAAGTGAAACAACACCCTCACCATCAAAACAACCCATATCAGTTCTATAATATCCCTCCATACTTGATATTCTTGTTGTTGTTGCTCTGATTATTTTTGGCTGAGGTGGTGGAATATTACAAAAAATAAATTCAATTTTATCTCTAATTGTTGTAAATGGTTCTGTTGTGAAATTTTGAACTCCATTATCTTTAAAATTAATACATAATTGTCTATCATATCCATGCATTAATGATAATAAATAATGTTTACCCCATTTATTGTAATATGTAGTACTATGACATAATGCTAATTTAATTTGTCCATCATTTAAATAATCTTTTAAATAATTTTGTATTTCAATATTATCAGTTGTATTTTCAATTGTATTATATAGATTATTCATAATAATTTCATTATTTTTAATATTAACTAATTTATCATTTAATATATTATTAATAGTTTTAATAATATTTATTCTGAATTTATTTGATATCTGATTATCATTATTATCATTTAATAAAGTATAATCAATTAAAGTATTATTATAATATAATTCAATTGATTTTATTTCATTCTCATTTTCAATAATGTAATCTCGACGACCATCATATATAATTGTTCCTGTATTTATTATTTTTTTTTCATTATTTGTATAAATAATTTGCATCTTAATATTCATTAAATATGTTGTTAATAAATTTGATATAAAATTTATAAATACTGTTCCAACCATTGAACAATCCGGTATAAATCCAAAAATACCATTATAATTATTTGCTATATCTCTTAATAATATTGAATTAATATCATATCCAAAACCAAATGTATTTAAAGAAAATGGTTTTAAATCAATATTATTAAAAGTATTTTTTAATGTTTCTAAAATACCATTAGGTGGGTCAGAACTTGATACACCATCAGTTAATAGAACAATTGAATTATTATTATCATTATTAATTGTTCTTAATAATTCAAATGATTTTTTTAATCCATCATAAATATTTGTTGTTCCACCTGCTTCTAATTTTTTAATTACAATTTTAGCAATATTTTTTCCATTTTCATCCATTTTTGTCATTCCTAATTCAGTATTAGCAAAATGATTAAATGATATAATGCCAATTTCATCATTTTCTGTTAATGATTCAATAATTGTAAGAATACTATGGCATGCAAGATTTAATCTTGTTAAATCATCACATTCACCATTTTCATTTGTACCTGATGCAATTATATTCATTGAACCTGAAACATCTATAACAAAAATTATATTACAATTTTTATTTATATTTTCATATTTAACTGGTTTTAATGTAATATAATTACTATTTTGAATTCTGTAATTAGATAAATACATTTTTTATTATTATTATTATCATAATCTTATATAATTATTAATATTATTAATATATTATTATAATTATAGAATGGAAAATCCAAATAATTTTATTTATCAACCAAGAATAATTAAAGATAGTATCACACGAGATCCAAATTTATATCCTATTATCGATCCAAATGTAATATCTAATAAACCTAAACAAGAAACTAAAAAACAATCAACGACTAATAAACCTAAACAAGAAACTAGAAAACAATCAATATCTAAAAAATCAGCAACTAAACCACAAAGAAATATATTTATCGATCCAAATGTAATATCTAATAAACCTAAACAAGAAACTAAAAAACCATCAACGACTAATAAACAAGAAACTAAAAAACCATCAAATAAACCTAAACAAGAAACTAGAAAACAATCAATATCTAAAAAATCAGCAACTAAACCACAAAGAAATATATTTATTGATATGTATAATTATAGAAATAAGTTATTAGAAAGTAAATCATCATTATTACCAAAAAAATTTAACTATATTGAACAAGATAATGATTTTCGTGAAGCAATGATGATATTAAATAAAGAATATAAAATTAATAGTGATGATGTTAATAAAATTAAATTTATATCTTTCTCAGAATTTAAAAGTAAATTATTATTAAATAGAATAAATGAAGATTTAAGTCTTAAATTCTTTTTTAGTAAAAATAAAGATTATTTATATAAAATTATAAATAAACTTTATTTTAATAGAAATGTAGGAAGATATGATAAAGATATTGATAATTTACAAAAAAAGAAATTATCACCTATAATTGAAGGTAGAAAGAAATATGGCGGCAATATGTTAGAAAATGAGGGAGAAACATTTTTATCAATTTTATCTATTTTAGATAGAAAACATGATTTTACAGAAGATGTTAATGCTGATATAACTAAATATATTGAAAATGAAGGTATTAAATATATTAATAGCAAAATTACTCCACCACAATTAACAGATATTATAAATTCATTTAAAAATAATAAAAATTATGAAGAAGATATATTAATAGATACAATTAATCATATGATTGGTAATCCACCACATGCACCTTATTTAACTGATTCAAATAAATTAACATCTTTTGCATTTATTGATGTAAATGATACAATGGATAAATTAAACATAGCTTATAAAACTTCAAATACACCGGATGAAGATATTACAGGTATAAATGCAACAAATATATTTAACAAACTTATTGAAAATATTTCAAAATTTTTTAAATATGATATTACAACAAATCCACATGAAAAATATAAATATATATTTGATACTGATATTAAATTACATTCAAAATTTAAAACTATAACAGATAAAAAAAGATTTCATAATAATCTTTATGATAAAATTGGAGAACAATTATTTCCTTTTGAAAATGCATTTGATCCTCATGTATCAAATAATATTACTATTAATTCTTCTAATCTTAATACATTTAGAGAAATTACAAAAACAAATTTTAATTATGATATACCTGTTACTCCATTACTTACTCCAAATAAAACTGATTATATATATGCAATTAAAAATAATGTTCATAATTATTTAGGTTTTGAAATAAAACAACATGAAAATACAGATACTTATATTCCATGTATCATATTTAAAAAATATAATGAAGCAAAAATGAGAGAATTTGCTAAATTTAAAACATTATTTGATGGTGTTGGTACTCCTCCAATATCATCATTTCTTAAAATATCTAATAAAACTAATCCAGCAATTATAGATTATAATGTTTGTGTATTAGCAGATAAAGTGGGTAGTTCAGTTCAATTTTATATAGATAGTATTTTAAATGATACAAATAAATATGCATATATTAAATATTCATGTAGTTCTTTTAATAATATACCAATTTTAAAAGAATATATTAAAAAATTAATTGATATATATAATACTAGTATAAATCATAAAACAGATTTTGATGATTTATTAAGTGATAAAGATGCAGGTTTTGTAATTAAATCAAATCCAGGTAAAATAATAATACATTTTATTATTGGTTATTTATATTATTGTAATGATAAAAATCAAATAACAGACTCTAAAGCAATTATTAAAGAAATTATTGAAATATTATTTGATTTAAAGAAAGCTGGAGATTGGGGACAAGCATTATTTTGTTCAGAATATAATAAAAAAGAGAATATTAATAAAAAAGATTGTTTTTTTGTTACTGGTGATAAATTAGCTGCTGTTCGGTCTCTTTTATGTACTAATGTTAAAACAATATTACCTGTTGATTATAAAATTATAAGTGGTGTTAACACTGATAAGAAAAGGTCAATTATAACATTATATAGAAATAGATTTGCTTTAACTTTTGAAGGATTAATTGATTATATTAATAAATCTATTATACCATTAAAAGCTTTTAATATATTTAATTATGATAAATTAGTTCCTGAATTTTTTATGAAATTAAGTTATATTAATTCACCAACTATTCCACCTGGTAAACCAAATAAACATGATGAAATTATTACAGATACTAATTTTAATTATGATACATTTAATATATTTATTAATTATTTGAAATATCAATTACAAATATATTTATATATTTATACAATTACAAATTTAAATCTTAATATTGATAATAAATCTATTTCCGATGAAATAGAACAAATTGATTATAATGAGTATATAGCAAAAGAAACAGAAACAATTAATTTAATTAGTGCTATTAATAATCCTGTTGGTGGTAGAAATATTGCAGATGACTATAGAGATATTAAAAACCATGATCTTCCTAATTTCAATGCTTTTAATATGTTTTATTTATTTAGATTAAATAATTATAGTTTAAATAAATTTCAACAAAAATATTTATTAGGTGATCCAAATGCTATTACTGAACAACAGGGTTTATTTGTAGAAATAGAAAGTAATCTTATAGAATATATTGATAAAAAAGATAAATTTAAAAAAGTATTTGAATTATTTAATAAAGATTTTGATAAATTTGTATTGGAATTATCAAATTCGGTTAGTAATTCTCAACAAAAACTTATTAATATTGCTGACTTATATCAATCATATTCATTATTATTATGTGATGATAAATTTTATAATAATAATTATTCAGCAGATTTAATAAAATCTATTATTGGTGAACCTTCTAAAACAGCAATAAAAAGAATTATTGATTCAAATAATAAAGAAATAATTGATTTTTATTATACTTTTAGTGGTTTTTATTTAGATACAACAAAATTTAAACATATAGCAAAAGATTTTATTACGACTAATATTGCAAATTTAACTGCAGAAGAAAATGAATTAAAAGAAATTAAACGTAAGTTAGATAAATTAGGAAATTATTTAACTCGTTCTGATATTGTTCCAAATAAAAATGGTACAAATTTAATTATTTGGTTTAAATCAGAAATTAGAGGCGACCCAAGTGATATTGCACCATTTTTAGATTATATTAAAGATTGTATAGAAGAATATTGGAAACGATATCCATATGAAAATTTTACAAAATGGCAACCACCTATGATACCATTAACACCAGAACAAATACAATTAAATGAATACTATGAAAAGTTTATTGAAGATAAAAATGACCTTTATAATGAATTATATCATTATTTTACTGTTATATATTCACAATTATTTTTTAATTTTGATAATTCTAAAATATCTGCTGCAACAGATGTGCAAAAAAAAGAAATTCAAGAAATACTATTAGAATTATATGCTGATGAATCTGTAAAACATATATATGGGCATGTTAAAAATTTTATGATATTTTATAATGAAATATATGATAAAATAATTGCAAGGCTAAGTAAAATTGAAAATACATTAGAATTAAATCGTAATGATTTAATTAAAACTGAGGCTGCTATTGCTGCTGCTATTGCTGCTTCTGCTGCTTCTGATAAAAAAAGAAAAAAACATTCTTCTACTGATGTTGATGATATTGATGATATTGGTGATACTGCTATGAGTGATGATGCTAATACAAAACGAAAATCAAAAAGAATTCGTGGATATGATTTACCTAATTATGAAAATTTATCAGCTACTGATAAAAATAAAGCTAAAAGTGATATTAAAAATTTATTTAATAAATTAAGAGGTGGTAAAAATGAATTTATATATGATATGGATACATTTAAAGATACAATAAATGATACAATGGTTTTTGCTTCTTTCTTAAAAAAAACACCTGTTAAACAACTTCAAAATATTCGTTATAGAAAACCAGATGATATATTATCTGATATTGGATTTATTATATATATAATTGATTTTTTTGAAAAAGTTATTTTAAATAGAACACCTGATATATTTTTAAATATAAATAAATATTATAGTAATGTAAGTTCTGAATTAATTAAACATATATATAAATTTAGATATGGTTATTATTTTGATACTGATTATATTTTAATACCAATTATTTATAAATATTTAAAATTTATTGTAAAAAATAAAGAAGCTTTCATATTTAATAAAGATGAATCATTATTTACATATAATAAAATTTATGAACAAAAATACAAAAATAAAATAGGCAATATTTTATATAATCTTGATGTACTTTTTAATATTATTAAAGATACACCCATTAATGATAAAGAAAAAGATAATGCTTTAAAAAATATATCAAATGTTCCTATTACTGCTGCTAGAGGTCGTGGTGTTTCACGTGGTACTAGAGGTGTTTCACGTGGTTCTCGCGGTTCTCGTGGTGCTGCTAGTAGTGCTGCTAGAGGTCGTGGTGCTGCTAGTAGTGCTGCTAGAGGTCGTGGTGCTGCTAGTGGTTCTAGTGGTACTTCAAGTGGTCGCGGTCGTGGACGTGGTCGCGGTCGCGGTGCTTATTCTGGTTTAGTTTTATCCACTATACCTGGTTCTTCATCCGGTTCTTCTGGTTCTTCTATGTCTAGTTCTCCCATTGCTGTTCCTGTTCCAGTTCCTATTTCTGCTCCTGTTTCTGTTTCTGCTGCTTCTGGTACTAGTAAAAGAGGTCGTGGACGTCCAAGAAAAAAACCACTTAATGATGATTAAGATTTATAATGATATAATTAAAGCTATTATAAAAGATAATAATGCAATTATTAATGATAATTGTTTATCCATCATATTAAAATAATGTGATTCTAATAAAAATACTAAACCTTCAAATATATAAGAAAATATTATTAAATTCTTTAAATTAAAAATAAGACCAAAAAACCGCATAGAACCCCAATATAAAATTAAATAAGCCATTAAATGTTTTGCTGCTTTATTTTCTTTATTTTTGTTATCAATCCATATATTTGTATGTATTTTTGATAAAATTGAATAATCTAATAATATTGATATACTACATATAAAATCCCATATGCAATTTAATAATATTAAATAAAAAAACAAAAAATGATTTTTTTGCTTTATATAAGAATGAGATAGTTATTTATACAGCGACGAGAAGCGATAGCTTTCTTTGAAATTGAAAGCGTTTCGCCGTGTGCATCTGCATTCGATATGTCCCGACTCATTCCTGTAGCGTGTTGCAATTTCCTTAGTCAAATAACTAATAAAGCAACTCTTGTGCATAAGATTGCATGCGTGTTTGTTTGTTGTAATCTCAATGAAAGAACCCATCATTTCATCGTTGATTGTTTCTAAACAAATATCGCATTTTTGCTCGCACGGCGCGGTTGTGATTTCCTTAAATTGCAAGTTCGTAATTTGATACAAATGTGAAGTCTTAGTCATCATCTTCAAAATGCGCATTCCATTGATACATTCTGTGGCAACTGATTCAACATTTCTGATGAATTCAATTTTTCCAAGAATCATATTTTCAATGATTTGCATCTCTGCGCGACGTTTAAGAACATATGGCATCGTATCCAATGGCGTTCCTGTGTTTTTAGACAATCGAATCTCATAATTGTTAGGCAATGTTTTAACCATTACAAATATGTTCGATGTGAAATCAGCACAATTAAAAGGCGGTTCAAGTTCTTGTTCTGTCAGATTGATAATCATATCAATTTTGACATCAACCTTATGTCCAATGAATGTACATGTTCTTCCAAGTCTAAATACAATTCTAATAATCTTATGTGCAAAGTTATTACCTTGCACATATGACAATCCGCTTGTTCTGGATGCATTATAAACATTCAAATGTCCGTTGAATTGAAATGCATACGTAGTTATCTTTTGAATGAATTCGTTTGCGTGGTCATTATTCTTGAAATAAATGTCCATATCTTCCGGCACCAGCAATCGCTTGATACTTTCCCTATGAAAACCTTTATTCCAAAACTTATCATACGGTTTGTGCTCCATCGGTTTTACAAATTCGTCAAATAACGATTTGTAATGTGTTGCGATGATTTCATCCCTGACCAGACCACCATAAACAAGACCTTCTTCATCAATACCTATCATTTTAAGATTAGTAAAAATGGCTCGCTTTTCTTTATTCACGTTGATTGAAACACGTTGCATTATTCTGCATGTTATAAAAATAAAATTTAATCATTTTTTATATAATTTACTATTATTTGTAACAAAATAAATATATATAAGGATTATTTTTAATATATATATAAGCTCTTATAGCTCAGTTGGTTAGAGCGAACGGCTGTTAACCGTTAGGTCGAAGGTTCGAACCCTTCTAGGAGCGTTTTTCTTTTTCTTTTTTTGTTTCTATAATAGCCATAATCTTATTATAGAATTTTTTCGTTTTCTTCTCATCATTTAATGAAAGTGTTTTATTAAGTGGTGTCATTATATTAAGAACATAATTATTAATATAATTATCTCTATTTATTGTTCCAAAAGTTTCAATATCAGATTTAATCATTAATCGTTTAGACGCTATATCATTTATTATATCATCAGATATATCATCATAATTATATGATTCACATAATGCTTTTTCTGCTAATTTTAATTCTTCAATTTCTTGTATTGTATCTTCTAATATATTATCTAATTTAGTTCCTCCTGCTAATTTAGAAATATCATTAATATTAAAACTATACATTTTTTTTCTTTTAAGTATACGTATTTTATCATATTTAGAAGTATAAAATTTATGAAAATCTGTACTTGTTTCATCATAATCATAAATAATATCTAATCCATATCTATCATAAATACTTTCTTCATCTTTATTTTTTTCAAATAATACAGGTAATAATAAATTATCAGCACTTTCTCCTTCTTCAATAGGTCTATATGAAAGTACATATAAATTTTCATCTTCTTGACTTTGACGTTTTTCTATTATTAATGCTTCCGATGTATAATAAAATTTATCTTTTTTTATTAATTCTAATAATGTATTATATCTAACATAATCTTTTGTTATTTTGCCACCTATAAAACGCAATAATGATGATGTATCACTATTATAAGTATTTTTAAGGTCTTTTAATAAAAATTCTAATTTACTTATTGAAATACCATTTGATATTATAGCATTATCATTATAAAATGTAGTTGCAATATCTAATATTTCAACTACTACATCCAAAAATGCTATATCATAATTATAAAAAAATTTTGTATTCATATCAGGATTAATATTATCTTTAATTTCAATATTAATTTTACATCTATAATCTAATGAATATAAATCAACAGGAAATGGATTTTTAAATATTTGTCTATATCTAAAATTTTTAATATCTGGATCAGCATTTATTAATTCATAATTTATTTTATATAATTCTGTTTCATGTACTGATATTACTCCTGAAAATATTCTATCTGATTTTTCTATTAAATAACAAACTAATTTTAATAATTCACTTACTATTATATTATTTAATTGATTAATTAAATCATTAGTGCGAGTTATTAAAACTTTTGGAACATAAATTTTACAATCTATATCTTTTGTTACTGAAATATCATTTTTATATCGTCTTAATGCATCTCCACCAACTACAAATAAGCCAATTTCGGGTTTAAGTTCTCTTACTGTATTATTAATATTTATTATTGTTTTATTAATATAACATCTCAATGTTTCTATTATATCTACATCCATTTGATTTATTATAGTTGATATTGGTTCATATGATAATGCATATATTTTTTGTAAATCTGTATAAAAAAAATTATCAAATAATGTTGTATTTATAAATGTTGCATTATATTGTTCTACTATTTTTTTTAATGTAGGTGTTCTATAATCACCAAATAATACCAATTTATCAAATATTATTTCACGTATTTTGAAAATATTATAACCTTTTGGTACATATATTTTTTTTATTCCTAATTGTAAAAATATATATAATCCAATTAAATTTAAATAATTTAAACCATTATTTTCATCTCTTTCAATTATATTTTCTATATTTTTAACTACTAATAAATCTTGTCCTATTGTTGATGTTTCACTATAATATAAATCAACTGATAATATTACTTTTGAAAATGAATCAATTGTTCCACCTCCATATAATAATGGTTTACTTCTTCTAGCCGATCTTGCAGCTCTACTTGACATTTGTTCAGATTTTTTTCTTTCTGCCTCCTCCTTTGCTGCTATTTCTGCTGCTAATTGTGCTGCTTTTTTTGCTTCTTTTTTTGCTGCTTTTTCTGATGCAGTTAATACTTTAGCTGATGATTGTTGTGATGGTTGGTTCTTAAATGGATGATGTGCTTTTGATTGTTTTGTCGGTTTCTTTTGTGGTACTGAATCATCAATATGTAATTTTAGAAATAAACGTTTAGATGTTATTAATGATTTATTATCTATTAAACATTCATTTTCTTCGATTGTTATATATACATTTTTTGTATTATCCTCTAAATCTGAATATTTTTTAATAGCATCAACTAATGGTTCAATTGTTCTTTTTAATAATTCTTTTATATCAGCTTTAATATTTCCATCAATTAATGTTTTATCATTTATAAAATAATATAAATCAGCATTAATATTATGAATTGATGATTTTTCATATGGTGATATTATATCTAAATCATAAAAATCTTTAAAAAATCTATTCCATGCTCTTGCACCAGCTATAAAATAATTATAATCTATTGCTGAATTTAATCGTTTAGCTTCTTCAAATATTAAATTTATATTTTTTATCGTATCATTTAAAATTTCATTATATTCAGGTGTATTCAATAATTTATTTTGTAAATTATTTAAATTTATTGTATCTTTTAATAATTTATGTGTTTCTAATTTTATCATATTTGGTGGTAATCTTCGAATTCGCATTCTTTCTGAATTTTTTTTCCTGTTTGCTGATTTTTTATCAAAATCAATATCCATATTTCTTTACTATTTATATATAAATAATAAATTTGTTTAAATTTAATACTAATTATTAAAAAAAATGATTTAATACTATTTAATTAATTATTACATCACAATGGACGGTGAAGATAAGCTTCTTTCTCGATTTGCGCAACTGATGGAGGACCAAACTCATGAACCAACTAAAAAGGAGGTTTCTGCTGTGGCTGCGAAGTATTTTGCGCAAAAAAAGAAAACTAAAAAGACTGCTGGAGCAGCTGCTGGTGCTGATGAACAAAAAGCAAAGCGTGCTCCATCTGCCTATAATATGTTCTTTAAAGAACAGATGGCTATCTTGAAAGAGAAGGAGGCAGGCAAAGATAAAAACGATTGTATGACTGCTAAAGCAAAAATGACTTATGTTGCTGATTTGTGGAGAAAAACAGCAAAGAAAGGCGGTGATGATGACTTTGTTGAAGCTCCTGAAGATCCGGATGATGCCCATTCTAGTGATGATGAAAAACCTGAACCTCAACCAGCAGCAAAAACTACTGCGCAACCACCAAAACCAGCAGCTGCTATACCTCCAAAGAATGAACCAAAATCTAAATTTGTAGGTAAACCAGGTGGAGGTGGTGGTAATGCGAAGAATGGTAAAGGTATGTAAATACTGATGGTGGTTATATATGACAAAAACATCTTTTTGTCATTTAAAAAAAGAAATATTATTGTAAAGCTATTCTATATCCTCTTGCACCAAATTTTAAGCCATTATTATCAGGATATTTTTCTTGTAAAATTGCTTTTTTTTTATCATTCCATAAATTAACTACATATTTCATTTTATCTTTTGAAGATATTTCATTATTATCTTTTAATAATAACATTTGTTCTTTTACGAAAATATTATATTCTGTTGGTTCTCTTTTAACTTTATAATATTTATCTATTAATTTATTTATTGATTTTTTTAATTCATTCTTATCATCTGTTTTATTTTCGATACAATTTTTTATACTTTGAAATAATTCTTCAGACATATATGAAAATAACCATTATTTATATATAAATAATCAATTTTTATTAATGATATTTAGAATCTTAATTATATATTTATATATTTATTTTATTATTTTATTTATTTTATATTATTTTATTTATATTTCTATTTATATTATTAAGTTAATTTTGAATAAAAGTTATGAGCTGTTAAATCTTCAACTTCATTTAAATCATAATGTTCAAAATTGGTTACAGGGTCTGGCTCTATTACGCATCTATCTGCCTGTCCTCTTGTTCTAATATATTTAAATTCTTCTAATGTTTTACATTTATAATGATTTAATTGTATATAACTTAAATCAACATTATGATTAAATGGACCGAATATTATTTGTCCATTTGTATTTTTAATATAACCACTTGATAATAATACATCATGCATTGTATTAAATCTTATAAAATTATCTTTCTTAAATAATGTTTTAATATGTATATTACCATCTTTTTCACATAATTTAAAACGTTTTGTTAAAGGTTCTTTAACATTTGCTTCTTTAATTCCAGAAGAACCAAAAAAACGCCAATTCATTCCAATACCTTGACAATCACCAACAATAAATTCATTAATAAAATCCTTTATATCATTATGTTGTTTTAAAACAATAAATTCATCAACATCTATACATGCAACATGTGTAATATTACTTTTAAATAATATATTATTTATAAAATGATAATATGCATTCATTTGCTGATATTTTGTTGGAAAATGAATTACTGTAACAAGATTTTCTGAATATTTATTTAATATTGTTTTATATGTTGGGATATCTTCATTATCATAAATATAAATATGAGAAAATCCGAGTGCCAAATGATATTTTACAAATTCTTCTATATAATTACTTTCTAATTTTGCTATACATAAAATTACGGGTGTTACTACTTTATCTGCCATTATTTAAGAATAATATTTATTAACTTTAAATAAAAAAATGATTATAATATAAATAAAAATAAATATTATATATTTAAAAAATGAGTTCAATTGCCGATGCAAAGTTTATTATTAAACATAATTATCATAAGACAATTGAGCAATATTCAATCGTTAGAATTATTACATTTATTAATGAATGTTGTTTAGTTGAAGATATTAAAACTCTTGAAAGATTATGGTTAATGAAATATGAACTTTATCCAACTAGCAATGAATATTCATATGGTTGTTGGGAAATAAATAACGAACAAGAAGAATTATATAAAAGTATGGGATTAAAATAAAAAAAGAACAAAAAGATATTTATCTTATTGTCCTATATAATTCTATCACTTAAAAGTCATAATCCACATCATATGCATTATCATCGTCGTCATATTGGCGATGCTTATATTTTTTTGCATTTTTGTCAAATTTTCCTTTTGCATGATCTAAATATACATTCGTGCAACATTCAGGTCTGTAATATTCGCTTGTAGGGTCTTCTTCCTCAAACCAAATACCTTCATCATGAAACATCAACATTGAGGTAATTTCTCTAAAATTCCTAAATACTTTAATATTAGATAATTATCATTTTTTTACTTTAATTACAAAAAATTATACATTTTTAAATATAAATAAAGATGTATTATTAATATCACCTGATGATTTTTTTTGCAATATAAAATTATTTTTCTCTGCTATTTTATACATTGCTTTATTATCCACATTTGTCATAAATGATATATATTTTAAATTACTTGGACATTTATTTAAAATATAATTAAATAACTTTTCTCCATATTTCATATTTTTAAAATCATTTGTAATAAATATTTCTTGAATATAATATGTTAGTTTTTTATTGTCATTATCATTATCATTATCATTGTCATTATCATTATCATTATCATTATCATTATCATTATCATTATCATTATCATTATCATTATCATTATCATTATCATTATCATTATCATTATCATTATCATTATCATTATCATTATCAATGATAAATAATTTTGTGTTAATAATAGCACAACCAATTAAATTATTATTATTTATAAATATTCCATATATTTGATTTTTTAATATATAATCAGATATATAATCATTCAAATTGTCATCTTGTTTATATTCTTTATATAATTTTAAAGCATTATCAGAATCAGAAGATAATAATAATCTAATAGTAATATTTGTATTTATTTTTGATATACTATTAATATATAATAATTCTTGTTTTTGTTTTTCAGAAGCTTCTAATTCTTCTGATGCTATAATTTGATTATTTTTATATAATTTATATATTTCGTTTAATTTATCAGGATTATTAATATTTGTTTTAATTAATAATATATAATCTTTTTTATCAGATATATTAAAATAATTAAGTCTTTTTTGATTAATTGTCTCAAAATTTATTTTTCTCTCCCATAATTTTATATTTAATGTTTCACATATTTCCATATATGTAAAAGGACAATTAAAAACCATGATAATGATAATGATAATGATAATGATAATGATAATGATAATCATTTTTTTAAAAAAAATAAATTATGGATTATATTCTATCCAACTTTTTAAATAAGGAGGTAAATTAAATTTTAAATATATAATTTTATTTTTATTATAAAGAGCTGCAATTATACTAAATGAACTTAAACCAGTTACTAAAACATCTGCTTTGCATAAATGATGAAATACGTCAAATAAATCTAAATCATCAAAATGAATTATAACATCTTTGATATCTCTTAGTTTTTTAAATTTAATATCAAAATATTTTTCTTGTGAAAAAATATGTATATCTGAATTAGGATATTCTTTTTTTAAATTACTAATTATTTTTTCATACATTTCAAATGTATAATAATATCTAATTGACGAATTTATATCAGACGAAATATATGAATTAATATTTTCACAAATATTATCATAATCATTGAAAACTCTAATATGAATTGCAATATTAATTTTATTTTTATTATATATTAATTTTCTATTATTATTATTTTCATTATAAGCATCTATTAAATCATCTTGAATTTCTTTAATATAATATTCTGGATTTTTATTAAAAATGTCAAAAACATTAAAGAAAAAAAATAATTTATTTGTATATCTATTATTTAAAATATAATCAAATGATATATTATCTATCATAAATTCTTTCTCAATATTATTAATATCTATTTCATCATTATTTGATAATTTTTTAAAATTAAACATATTATCCCATTTTTTATCCCATTCATTATCATTTGTATAATTATGACCAACCTGAATTGGTAGATGAATGTATTTAAGATTGTTTTTTTTAACAACTGCAAATAATGTTATTATTTTTTGATATTGTGAACCAATACCTTCAAGTTCTTTGATATTACATGTATTTAAATAATTATAACTTACATACATATCTTATTATATAAAGAAATAATTATAATTCTTTATATAAGTTTAATTATGTCAAATAATAATGAAATTCTCATGATGGAAAATATAACAAATTATAAATATAATTTTTCAACACGTGATATTATTGTTAGTAAATATAATGATAATGATAATGATAATGATAAAAAGGATAAATCATATTATTTTATATTAGATAGTGGTTCAAATGATAATTATTATTGGATATATGAAAGTTTTATATTTATTCAATTATTAATTGACCTAAATAATAAAGATAAAAATAATAATATTAAAATATTAACTAATAAGAATAATAATGATATTTTA